AATGGTGGCTCCTTTCTTTACGTTCTGGTGTAAGTATAATATACCGGTTGCGAAAAATCAATACCAATTGCGAACTAAATTGTGAAATCTCTATTTTTGTGTTGACATTTCGCAATTGCCGCGCTATACTGTGGCCGTGGTTGCGAAACCGCAACACTACAGATAGGAGGTGAAAACTATGCCCACCATGGATTACACCCTGCTGCGCGGGCGCATCCGCGATTGCGGAATGACCCAGAAGGAGTTAGCGGAAAAAGCTGGGATCAGCGAAGGGCAGCTCTGCCAGAAGCTGGCCGGGAATTTTGCATTCCGCCAGGACGAGATCGACCGAATTTGTGCCTTGCTGAGCATTTCGCCCGCAGACATTGGCCGCTACTTCTTTTTACCGAAAAAGTTGTGATTTAACAACATTCAAGGAGTAACCACACATGAAACGCCCAGATGCCTGGCACGACGCGTATCGCGCCATCTACTCCACCACCGGATGCATCCGGCTGACCGTCGCGCAGGCCGCTGCCCAGATGGGCACCAGTCCCAAGCGGGTCACGCAGCAGTATCCGTATGGTTGGAGCGGTCAGGGCCGGGGCAAGACCATCCGGCTGGACACCCTGCTGGATCAGGAATTCAAACTTTACTGAGGAGGAATCACAAATGAAAATTAGCCCGAACGCTCAGCTGCAAATCCAGATGAGAGAGGATGGAAACCCTAAGATTTACATCTGCGGCACTGAGATGGAACAGAAAGCCCTTTGCGCCGCGCTGATTGCTGGGGTTTGCATGGGTCAAAGTAACCCGGCAGCACTGCTCAGCATAGTGACTGCCGCCGTAGACCTTATGGATAGCATGGAGGAGGCCACCGATGAAGCTTAAACCCGGAGTTTTGCAGTGGGCGGCGGTCGCCTGCTTCTGCGTCGGCCTGATCTACGCCCTCGGCCTTGAGGGCGGTGCACAGATCGGCCAGCCCATCACAGACGGCGAGTTCATCACCGCGATGGTGCTGATCCTGACCTCCATCGCGCTGGGCCGTCTGAGCTTTGCGCTTGAGGACCGGCAGCAGCGCAGCCGCTACGGCAAGATCAACCGCACCCACGCCCGCAACACCGAATACCCTGCCCTGCCGGAGCACAGCAGCCGCAGGGACGCATGAGAGGAGGACACACGATGTTTAACGACAAACGCCGGGGCGACATTTGGTGGGCGCAGGACACCACTCACAAACGCGAGGACACCTGCCTGATCCGGGGTGATCGACCGGTGGTGATCGTCAGCAGCGACAGCGTCAACTGCAACACGCGCATCGTTACGGTGATTCCCCTGACCTCCAGCCCGGCGCAGCTGGCCCGCGGCGACGGCGCTTACGATCAGGTTCTTCTGACCGGCTACGGCGCACCGAGCATGGCCCTGACCCGGCAGGTGCACGCAGTGGACACTGACGATCTGACCGAGTACCGGGGCCGTTTGACGGATGCCGATATGCTCCGACTGGACGCGGTCCTCCGCCGTGCATTGGGTGTATGAAATGGTACACGGCCTACCTCCACCGAACAGAGGAGATTCTCGCCTGCGGCACCGCGCAGCAGGTGGCCGAGGCTTTAGGGATGAAGATGGGCAGCTTTTACACTGCCGTCTCCCGGAGCCGGACATGGAAAAACCGCAGATATGACTTCGTGATCGAAGAGATCAACGAGGACGAATTTAAAAAGGAGTATGCCTCATGAAAACGCTTAAAGTCAGATTGACCTTTACCGAGCCGTTGCTCGGCACCTGGCCTGCCAATCAGAACGTGGCCCGCGAGTACATCGCGTCCAAGGGCCCGGACGCGGCCACCATCGAGGATGAAGTGGCTGCCCTGGGCGCGGATGCCGCAGCCGACAAGGCGATGACGGTATTCCCCCGCAACGAGGCCGGGCAGCCCATCCTGTATGATTACCAGGTAAAGGGCTTCTTTAAAGACAGCTGCGGTATGCTGGGCCGCATCGGTGGCAAGGACGAGAAGGGCAAGAAGAAAGCCGTGAACGAATCCGGCAAGCTGACGGCCTACAAGAAGATCATCGACGGCCTGATCTTTGTCGGGCCTCGCCAGATTCCCCTGATCCTCAGCGGGGAGATGACCGAGTGCCAGCGCCCCTTGCGGGCCCAGACAGCCCAGGGCGAGCGCGTGAGCCTTGCCAACTCCGAGCAGATTCCCGCAGGCAGCACCTGCGAGTTCGAGATCACCTGCATGGACGATGCCCACGAAAAGGCGGTTCTGGAATGGCTGGACTACGGCAAGCTCCGGGGCCTGGGCCAGTGGCGCAACAGCAGCAAAGGCCGCTTCACCTACGAGCTTCTCGGCTGATCGCAAAGGCATCGGGCTGCCGTGCGACGCAACGGCAAAGCACTGCTGTGGGAGCATAGCAAAGGCGTTGATTAGCTAAGACATGCAAAGGCACGGCCCGGTTTCGCGGAGAAAAGCAAGGGCATGGCGAGGCCCGGCACTGCGGTGCAATGGCTATGCCTCGCAAAGAGAGGCGGAGCAATGGCGCAGCATCGTAAGGAAGAGCTTGGCAATGGCATAGCATGGTAGCGCGTCGCAAGGCTGCGCGAGGCAATGGCAAAGACAGCTCCGAACTGCAAAGCGTAGATTCGACAGAATCTTTTTATAAAAGGAGCGTAACACTATGAATTTTGACCTTCACCTTTACGGCGAGACACCGGAAGAACTTCTGAATGTACTGGCCCACCTGGGCCACTCGGACAGCAATTACCACACCCCTATCCCCGACGAGCGTCACCCTGCGCAGGCTCCCGCCCCGCAGCCCCAGAGCGAGCCTGTGACGCAGTCGGACAAACCCAAGGCGCAGACACCTGCCAAGCAGAAGAAGGCCACACAGAAGCCCGCAGCGACACCTGTGGAAAAGCAGCCGGAGGCCCCGACAAACCCTACGGAACCGGCTTCTGCCCCGGACGAACCGCAGGAGCCTACTCCTGCGCAGACTGCCCCGTCGGAGGCAACTGCTACAGTGCCTTCCGCTGAGCCGGAGAAAGACCCTGCCACGCTGGACAAAATCCGCGATCTGGCCCGCAGCTTGATCGTGGCTGGCAAGCGAGCAGGTGTTCAGGCAGCCATCAAAGCCACCGGTGCTGCATCCGTCTCTAAGCTGCCGCCTGACAGCTACACCAGCGTCTGGGAGGAACTGCTCAAGTTGAAAGACGAGGTGGATGCAAATGCCTCCAATTAAACACGCCTTGCTGGGCGCATCCAGCGCAGCCCGGTGGATCGCCTGCCCACCCAGTGCCCGGGCCACCGAGCACCTGCCCGGGGAGACCAGCAAGTACGCCGTAGAGGGCACAAGAGCCCATGAGCTGTGCGAGGCCCACCTGAGGAACAACCTCCGGCAGTGGGAAGCAGGCTACGGGGCACTCCCGCTGTCCGGGTCAATCCGGCTGGACGGCGAGCCGGACGACCCGCCTGAAATGGTGAGGGCCGTCAACCAATACGTGGACTTTGTGCACCTTCAGTGGGGGCTTTACCTCCACCAGCCCAGTGTATTCATCGAGCAGGAGGTGGACGTGAGCCAGTGGGTGCCCGGTGGCTTCGGTACCTGCGACTGCCTGCTGATCGGCGACGGCATCCTGCACATCATCGACTTCAAGTATGGGCAGGGTGTGCCGGTGAGCCCGGAGCGCAACCCGCAGCTCATGTACTACGCTCTCGGAGCTTACGCCCTGTTTGACGGCATCGACGAGGTCGACACAGTGCGCCTGAGCATCGTACAGCCCCGGATGCAGGAGGAACCCCAGACATGGGAGCTGCCGCTGGCCGATCTGCTCACATGGGCGCGGGAGGTGCTGCAGCCTGCAGCCGAACTAGCATGGCGGGGCGAGGGCGAGTTTGTCACCGGCGAACACTGCCGCTTCTGCAAGGCTCACCCTGCCTGCCGGGCATGGCAGAAGCAGTACGGCCCGCTGGCCGGATTTGAGCCTTATCCGGAACCCGCTACACTCTCCGACGAAGAGCTGGGCGAATGGCTGCAGAAGCTGGAAGGGCTGGCCGCCTATGCCAAAGACCTGGAAGAATACGCACAGCAGGCGCTTCTGGATGGCCGCAGCCTGCCCGGCTGGAAGCTGGTACAGGGCCGCAGCACCCGCAAATGGACAGACCAAGATGCCGCCTTCCGGCAGATGGAGCACGACGGCATCGACGAGGCCATGCTGTACACCCGCACGCCCATTTCCCTGACCGCTGCCGAGAAGATGATCGGCAAAAAGAAATTTGCCGAGACCATGTCGGCCTTTATCACCCGGGCACCCGGTGCGCCTAAGCTGGCAGCAGCCAGCGACCCGCGCCCTGCCTACAACCGCTTAGAAGGATTTAAGCCATTATGAGCAAAGCCGATCTTCTTTGCCGAGACTGTGTGTTTTGTGCAAAAGGTAAAGACTTTGAAGGAAAATGCGCCAAACTCGGCGCACGAGTAACAACTTATCACGACACCGTGCATCCACAATGCCCCGGCGGGAAACGGATGCACCCGGTAAAAACAGAAAGAGGTACTGCTATGAACGCAAACGAAGTTATCATTCCCTGCCGCCTGTCTTACGCCAACATCTGGGAGCCCAAGCAGGTTAACGGCACCGGCGACCCCAAGTACAGCTGCTGCCTGCTCATCAAGAAAAGCGACACTGCAGCCATCGCCAAGCTCAAGGCCGCCATCGAGGCCGTCAAAAAGGACCCCAAGGCACTGGCCCGCTGGGGCGGCTCAGTGCCCAAGAACCTGAAGCTGCCCCTGCGTGACGGCGACACCGAAAAGGACGACGAGAACTACGAGGGCTGCTACTTTCTGAACGCCAACGCCAGCGAGAGCCGCCGTCCGAAGATCATCGACCGTGCCTGCAACGACGTACTGGATCAGGACGAGGTGTACAGTGGCTGCTACGCCAAGGTCAAGATCGGCCTGTTCTCCTACAGCGCCAGCGGCAACAAGGGCATCGGCGCAGGGCTGGAGGTCATCCAGAAGGTCCGCGACGGCGAGCGGCTCTCCGGCGGCAACTCCACGGACGGCTTCGAGGTCCTGAGCGACGACGATGACAGTTTCCTCGACTAAACACCCGTACACCGGAGGCCCCCGCAAAGGACCTCCGGTCTTTTATCAGGAAAGGAGGAGCCCATGAAACCGATCATCACGGTGGATATTGAGACCTACTCGCCGCAGGACATCGCCAAGGTCGGTGCCTACCGGTACGCCCAAGACCCAGACTTTCAGATCCTGCTGCTGGGCTATGCCAACGAGAACTCAGACACGCCCAGAGTGCTGGATCTGACCAGCTGGCCGGACACGAAGCACTTCCTTCGGGAACAGCTGCCGTGGCTGCTGGATGCCAGCTACACCAAGCGGGCGCACAACGCCGCCTTCGAGTGGTGGTGCTTGTCGGAGGCCATGGGGCTTGACTGGGCGCAGCGGGTGCTTTGGCTGCAGCAGTGGGAGTGCAGCATGATCCACGCCCTCTACTGTGGCCTGCCCGCCCAGCTGGGCGCGCTGGGTGCGGCCCTGAAGCAGCCGGAGGACGCGCTCAAGATGAAGGAGGGCAAGGCGCTGATTGCCTACTTCTGCAAGCCCTGCAAGCCCACAAAGCGCAACGGCGGGCGCACCCGCAACCTCCCCCAGCACGACCCCGCAAAGTGGAAGCTGTTCTGCAAGTACAACGGCATGGACGTGATCGCCGAGCGGGCGAATGACCGGAAGCTGGCCCCCTGGCCGGTTCCCGAGAGCATCATGCAGCAGTGGCGGGAGGACATGGAGATGAACGCCCGGGGCGTGGCGGTGGATATGGAGCTGGTAAAGGGGGCCCTCGCCTGCTCCGCGCTGATCACGGAGAAGCAGACCGCCGAGTGTAAAGCCCTGACCGGTCTGGCCAACCCCGGCAGCAGAGCCCAGCTGCTGGGCTGGCTCCACAACCGGGGCGTAGAGATGCCCGGACTGACCAAAGAGGACGTAGGCAAGGCTCTGGTGGGTGACCTGCCCAGCGACGTGCGCCGGGTATTGGAGCTCCGGCAGCAGCTGGGCAAGACCAGTAACACCAAGTACGAGACCATCGCAGCCAGCGCAGGCCCTGACCACCGGGTGCGTGGTACCCTGCAGTTCTATGGAGCCAGCCGGACAGGCCGCTGGGCCGGGCGGCTGCTTCAGGTGCAGAACCTGCCCCGAACTTACCTCGACCATCAGGCTGAGTGGCGCAGCATTGTAAAGCTACACGACCCCGAAGCGTTAGCTCTGCTGACCGACAATGTATCTGATACGCTGAGCCAGCTCATCCGCACGGCGCTGGTGCCCGGCAAAGGCTGCACCTTCGTGGATGCAGATTTCTCAGCCATCGAAGCCCGGCTGATCGCATGGCTGGCCGGCGAGGAGTGGGTGCTGGACGTTTTCCGCACCACTGGCAAGATCTACGAAGCCACAGCCGCCCGCATCTTCGGCGTGCCCTTTGACAGCATCGTCAAGGGCAACCCCAACTACAAATACCGCCAGCGCGGCAAAGTGGCAACGCTGGCTCTGGGCTACCAGGGCGGTGTGGGCGCTATGAAGCGCATGGGCGGCGATCAGCTGGGCCTGGACGACGAGGGCCTACAGGACATCGTGAACCGCTGGCGCAGGCAGAACCCCAGCATCTGCAAGCTCTGGCGCAGGATGCAGGACGCAGCGGTGCACACCATCCGCACCGGCAGGACTACCATGCCCCGAGTAGGGGTGACGCTCCGCAAAGAGGTGGCCTGGGGCTTTCCCTTCCCGTTTCTGACGATGCAGCTGCCCAGCGGGCGCAAGCTCTTCTACGCCGACCCCGGCACCACGCCGGATGACCGCATTACTTATAAGGAGTGGGACACGGGCAGCTGGCGGGAAGCCGAGACCTACGGCGGCAAGTTGACCGAGAACCTCACCCAAGCTGTGGGCCGGGATTGCCTGGCTTTCGCGCTGGATAACCTCCGACGGGCTGGGTACCAGGTGGTGTTCCACGTCCACGACGAGGTCATCATCGAGCTGCCTACCACGCAGGACGCGGAAGTCGCGCTGGACAACGTGGTACGCATTATGAGCATCGTGCCTCCCTGGGCCGAGGGGCTGCCCCTGAACGCCGCAGGCTGGCACGGTGACTTCTTTACAAAGGATTGAGGACGATGAAGAAAACAGAATCCCTACCCAGCACCTCGGCGCTGTTCACCTGCACCTGCGGCGCGATGCCCTACGACGCAGAGAAACGCCCGAAGGGCAAAGTCGGGCTAACCCGCTACCGCAAGAGCAGCAGGTACGCAAAGGACGGCGGCTGGTCGGTGGTCTGCACCCGCTGCGGCAGGGTCGGCGAGCGCGGCAGCACGCAGATCGATGCAAAAGCCAGATGGAATGCAAAGCGGTACAAGTATGGCCCGCTGAAGGAGGAGGACAAATGAGCGCTACACCAATTGAGATCAGCGTGGGCGGCAGCCGCACAGCGACCGAGTGGGACGGTTGCTCCATCACATGGGCCGACTTCACTGACGATCTGCAGAACGCCATGCAGAACAATTGCGGCACCGAGACCCACGCGGAGTACATGGCCCTGTCCAAGGGCAGGCAGGCTGACCTGAAGGACGTGGGCGGCTTCGTGGGCGGCACCCTGCGGGGTGGGAGCCGCAAGCGCGGCTGCTGCACCGGGCGCAGCCTGATCACGCTGGATATGGACAACTGCGAACCCGGCAGCACCGCCAAATGGGTGCAGGTCATCAGGGGCATAGGCACGGCAGCGGTCTACTCCACCCGGAAGCACGACCCGGAGCACCCCCGGCTGCGGGCAATCTTTCCCACAGATCGCATGATGCAGCCGGAAGAGTACCAGCCCTGCGCCCGGATGCTGGCCCAGATGCTGGACCCCACCATGAAGGTGTTTGACCCGACCACCTTCGAGACCGAGCGCCTGATGTACTGGCCCAGCCGCAGCGCCGACAGCCAGTGGGTCTGTGAGGCCACCGAGGACGGCAGCCGCATCAGCGTGGACGACCTGCTGTGGCTCTACGCCGACTGGCACGACGTGCGCCAATGGCCCGCCTGCCCCGCTGAGACGGTCAAGCTGCCCGGCGGCAAGCAGGCCGACCCCACCGCCAAACAGGGCGTGGTGGGCGCTTTCTGCCGGACTTACGACGTGCCCGCAGCGATTGAGAAGTTTCTCCCCGGTGTGTACGTGAATGCAGGCGCGGGCCGCCTGACCTACGCCGCAGGCAGCACCACCGCAGGCGCGGTGCTTTACGACAACGCTACCTTTATTTATAGTCACCACAGCACCGACCCCGCAGGCGGCAAGCTGCTGAACGCATGGGATCTGGTGCGCATCCACAAGTTCGGCGATCTGGACGCGGATGCCGCCCCTGGCACACCTACCGCCTCCCTGCCCAGCTGGCAGCAGATGCGGGCGCTGGCCGAGAGCGACGGCCCCACGGCGGCCCTGCTGCGGCAGGAGGCGGTAGACCACGCGATGGAGGGCTTCGAGCCGCTGCCAGAAGAGGACACCGACCCGGACAAGTGGCAGGAAAAGCTCGACCGTACCCAGAAGGGCGCACTGGCCAGCACCATCCAGAATGCGTGGATCATCCTCGAGCACGATCCGGCGCTCAAGGGCCGCATCTGGAACGACACCTTCTCGGAACGGCTGCGGTGCAAGGGCCCCTTCCCGTGGAGCGACAAGGTGCAGGAGCGGGACTGGTCGGACGAGGACGACGCGGGCGTGCGGTGGTACCTTGAGACAGTCTACCACTTCAGCGGGGTCAACAAGGCCGCAGACGCGGTAGCCCTGACCGGCGGCCACCACGCGAAAGACCCAGTGCGGGAGTACCTGCAGGGTCTCGTCTGGGACGGCACCGAACGGCTGGACAGGCTGTTCATTGATTACCTCGGCGCAGAGGATAGCAGCTACACCCGGGCGGTGACGCGGAAGATGTTCGTTGCTGCGGTGGCCCGGTGCTTCCGCCCGGGGTGCAAGTTCGACCAGATCTGCATCCTCAGCGGCAGGCAGGGCATTGGCAAGAGCCTGCTGCTCAGCCGGATGGGCCGGGAGTGGTTCAACGACAGCATCACCAGCTTCGACGGCAAGGATGCCCGTGAAAACCTGCGCGGCGTGTGGATCGTCGAGCTGGGCGAAATGACGGCCTTCAGCCGCTCCGAGAGCGAGGCGGCAAAGCAGTTCCTGAGCCAGACCGAGGACCGTTACCGGGCCGCTTATGGCCGGAGAACGGTGCAATACCCCCGCCGATGCGTGTTCTTCGGTACCTCCAACAGCTCCGATTTTCTCCGCGATGCCACCGGCAACCGCCGATACTGGCCCATAGATTGCAGCTTTGAGCGCCGCACACTGGTCGTTCACGACGATCTGACCCCCACAGAGGTGGATCAGCTGTGGGCCGAAGCGGTGGCCCGGTTCAACGCCGGAGAGGAGCTGATCCTCCGGGACGAGCTGCAAAAGGCCGCGCTGGCAGAGCAGCAGGCACACACCGAACGCGACCCGTGGGACGGTGACATCCTCGAATTTCTGGAAAAACCGGTGCCGCTTGACTGGGCAAAGCGCACGGTAGACGAGCGCGTGGCATGGTGGGAGAACAGCCCTGCAGACCCCGCCACCGCCACCCAGCAGCGCACCACGATCTGTGTCAACGAGATCTGGCGGGAGGCGCTCGACAGCACCGGAAAGGCCCCCGACCGGATGCAGTCCAAGCGCATTGCAGCGGTGCTGAACAGCTCCCCGAACTGGCAGCCCGCAAAGTACCCGCAGCGCCATGGACCCTACGGGGTGCAGCGGATCTGGCGCAGAAAATCGGAGTAATTACCCCGCCAGAAACGTGTATACAAAGCCCGCCGAAACCCGCCGCCGTGCATACAAAGCACCTGCGGCAAGGTCGGCAAAAATGCATACACGAACATACAGAAAAGCATGAATTTTTTGTAAACACGAGGGATTCAAGAAACCGTGCATACGGTGCATACAAAGCCGACATACACGCTTTTTGAAAGTTGTATGCATGAAAAAGTGAGTGTTTATGCGGCTTTTTCGGTCAAAACAAACTCAACATACAATCTTTTCCCCTAGAAGAAGAAAGAAGAAGAGAAATAAGACGTGTGCGTAAAGCGCCCGCACGTACACGCTTACACGCGTAGGGATATAAGGAGCTTCGGTATGTTTTGTTACATGTATGCACGGACAAATGAGCGAAAGGAGAAACTACAATGCCGACAAATAAGCCCCTCGAAAAGAGCATCGAGAACATCCTGCGCAAGGCCGTGGAGGACGAGGGCGGGGTGTGCCTGAAATGGACCTGTCCCGGACACAGGGGTGTGCCGGACCGGATGATCCTCTTCCCCGGCGGCATCATCGCCTTTGTGGAACTCAAGCGACCCGGGGCAAAGGTCAAGGCGGGAGGACTGCAGGAGTGGTGGCGGCAGCGTCTGGCCGAGTTCGGATTCCGGTGCTACGAGATCCAGTTTGTCAAGACCCGTGCTAAGGAGGTCAACAAATGAGCCAGACCGCAGACATCAAAGCCATGCTGGACTGGCTGGCCTCTTGCCCGCTGGCAACGACGCTCAACGACGGGGATGTTGTGTTCTCCATCGAATATCTGGGTGCCGACACCGAGCAGATGCAGTTCTCACTGGAAGCTACACCCACGGCAATGGTGCTGGAGCAGTTCTTCCTCGGCAGCCGCCGGGCGAAGAACTATGTTCTGGCATCCCGCATGGTCTACTCGCCCGGGGCCGTCCAGCAGGCCGCGAACAGCGCGTTCTGGGATGAATTTGCCGAGTGGGTAGAGAAACAATCCGGACGGCGGAACCTTCCGGCGCTGTCTGACGGCAAAGAGGCCGAAAAGGTGGTCTGCCTGTCCCCCGGATACATCATGAGTCAGGATGCCAGCAGCTGCCGCTTCCAGATCCAACTTCAACTCCAGTACTACCAGAAAGGGAGATAATCTATGACTGTTGCTGAAACTCTGGCTGCGCTCAAGTCCGAAAAGGACATCGAGCCCAGCGCCGACTATGCAGGCGAGGAGACCACCGACGACTTCATCCTCGCCATTCAGACTGATAAGACCAAGCAGGCCAAAGAATCCGAATGGATCGTCTGCGCCGACCACGTGAAGGAGCACTCCGGCACCCTGAACGCTTCCACCACGGACGAGGCGTTCATCCGCACCGGTACCGTCACCACCAAGACCGGCACCCAGCGCACCCTTGCTGTCAACGGCAACCGCTGCGTAGGCGACGCGTTTCAGGATTTTGTGCTGAGCCACAAAATCAAGTACGGCACCGGTAAGGACGTGATCGTATCCTACGTTTACTTCAGCGTCCGCACCGGTAAGGGCGAGACGGGCAATGCTTCTCTGGTCGTCACCAGCGACGTGGGCGGCTCCGCAAACGCCCCCGCCACTTTTGCGGTGGATGTCAAGGCGGTGGGCACTCCCAAAGCCTTCGACTACCTTACTAACGTCACCGCGTAACATAAAACCAATATCGCCCCTGTCACCCCTGGCAGGGGCGCATTTTATAGGAGGTACAGATACATGATCATCTGTGGGCAGGAATTTGAATTTTCGGCGCTGAACGCTAACGACCTCGACCGTATGGACGCGGCACAGCAGCACATGCAGGCGGCTTCTGACCGCGAGAGCAAGCGCGCGCATACGGGCACCGCCGACATCCTGCGCGGCCAGTGCCGCCTTATGATGGGCTACTTCGACGAGCTGCTGGGCGAGGGCGCATCAGAACGTCTGGGTCTGGACGGAAACAACTTCGGCGCATGCATAAAATCACACAAAAATTAGAAAGGTTGGTACTTATGATGGCTAAGCTATGGGCACAGGAGATCATGTTCGCAGAGACCGCGGAGGAAGCAAAGGCGCTGTATGAGCGCTGCCCCCGCCTGCTGAAGGAGAAGGTCAAGGCAATTCTTATCAAGAGCGGCTTTGAGGAAATCGTACAGTAAGGAGTGGAGGACAAGGCGAACGCTGAGAAAATATAAAAATCGGGGGCCTGACCCCGTGAAAGGACGTGATACATATGGCGATCAAACAGTACAGCCTGAAGAAGGACGGTACCCGGCAGCTGGCACCGGGTTTCCGCGTGCGGGAGTTCCGCTGCCGCGACGGCACCGACACCATCCTCATTGACGAGGGTCTTGTGGTGCTGCTGCAGTGCATCCGGGAGCACTTCGGCAAGCCGGTGACCATCACCAGCGGCTACCGCACCGCCAGCCACAACACAAAGGTGGGCGGTTCCAGATCCAGCCAGCACCTGCTGGGCCGGGCCGCTGACATTCAGGTACAGGACACCGACCCGCTGGCCGTGGCCGCCTACGCCGAGAGCCTGATGCCCGGCTGGGGCGGCGTGGGCCGCTACCCGATCAAGGCAGGCCGCGCAAAGGGCTGGGTGCACGTGGACACCCGCCCGAACAAAAGCCGGTGGACGCTGTGAGGGGGACAACATGAGCAAGACTATTTTTATCAGCCAGCCCATGGGCGGCTTGTCCGATGAACAGGTACTTCAGGAACGCACCGCCGCGATCAGCAAGGCAAAGGCCCTGTTGGGTGAAGATGTGGCTCCGCTGGAAACCTTCTTTGATGATTTCGGCCCGGCAGCAAAGCCGCTGGACTATCTGGCCCGGAGCATCGAGTTCCTTGCAAAGGCCGATGTGGCAATCTTTGCTCCGGGCTGGCAGAATGCGCGTGGCTGCCGCATTGAGCACCAGTGCGCCGAGGACTACGGCATCCCCGTGATGGAGGTGTAAGGCCAGTGGAAAGCATCATCTCAGCCATCCTTGCCGGTGCAGTGACCCTGATCGGCGTACTGATCGCCAACAGCCGCAGTCAGGCCGTGACCGACACCAAGCTGGAAGAGCTGACCCGCGAGGTGCGGGAGCACAACAATTTTGCCCGCCGCGTCCCCATTTTGGAAGAGCAGATGAAGGTGGCCAACCACCGCATCGCTGATTTAGAAGCAAACGAACACGAAAGAGAAAGGAACTGATTATGAACGCACACACCTACAACGCCCCCACCATCTCCGCAGGCACCATTGCCCGCACCGCCTGCCTGCTGCTGGCCCTGACCAATCAGGTGCTGTCTGCACTGGGCAAGCCCGTGCTGCCCATCGAGAGCCAGACCGTGGAGCAGCTGGTCACCGCCGGTATCACCACCGTGGCCGCGCTGGTCGCGTGGTGGAAGAACAACAGCTTCACCCCCGCAGCCCTTCAGGCAGATGCCGAGTTTGACCGCCTGAAGAAGCAGGTCAAGTAA